GTTGAAGCTACACTAGAGTTGGTAACAGTAAATACTTGAGTTGTTCCTAAAGCAGGAACTCCGTTAGCTACTCCGTTAGGGTCTAGTTGAAATGTACTCATGTTATTTCCTTTAAAAGTGTTTTAAAATCCAGTCTTTGAAGACTGTTAAGAATATACCGATACCAGAAGCTAAGAAAGCAACTCCACCTAAAAAGCCTTTATAACGCATCATCTCATCACGCACTGCATGAATACAGTCTAGTATCTCTTTCTGACTGGCTTGTAGCTTTTCTACTTCAGCTTCTAACACAGCAATACGCTCTACGGAATCACTCATTTAATCAATCCTTAGATGGAAAAGATAAATCAAGTGCTGCTAACTGTTCAACTGTAGTAACTGCAATAATAGTTGTTTCTAGTTCTGTAGCTTTAGCAACTACTTCTGCACGATAAGTAACTATATCTGCTGGTATGTCTACACTACGCTCTGCCTTACGGATTACCATCCAGTCTGTCTGGGCAAGGATAGAGCCAGCAGTAGTCTTAACTTGAGCAATAAAGTTAGTCTTTAAACCTTTAGTTACTAATCGCTTAGTAGTATCAACCATTGCTGGTTTGCCATCTACTGTGCCTAGAACTTTGACATAGAGTGGATTACCATTCTCATCTGATTCTTCTTTATCTTCTAGAGATTTAGGATTAGTGATGTCACCATTCCAATAGAATCTGTCATCTTCTCTAGTTACTTCAGCTACTTCAGTAATACCGATAGCTAACTTCTCAGCCAATGTAGTTAAGTTTAGCCAGTTAGCTGGATACTGTATGTCATTAACAGTAAACGCAGTTCCTTGTGCTAAACGACTACCATTTAATATAAACATAATTACCTCGCTAAAGCGTTCTTAAAAGGGTTTTCGGCAAAACAAGCGTAGATGTAAGTAGAGCTTGATGTATTAGCACCGCCCCAAGTTACTCTGACTTTGAAACCATTGGACAATATATCTAAATCATAGCCACTTGCACCAGAAACCGTATCTTCTGCAGCTGAATCATTGGCTCGCAATGTGTTTGATATTACATTGTATGTACTTCTTGAAGTGTCGTACATTACCCACGGATTTCCAGCGGAACTTGATTGCTTAATTATCACAAACCGTGGTCTAAATCCTAAATATACAAACGGACCATCAGTAGAACCATTACCTGTATAGCTACCAAAAGCAGAGTAACCTGATACGGCAGCAAAACAATACATTACATAAGTTTGACCACTAGCATTAATAGGAGTTAGATTTCCAGCTGAACCAATAGTTACTACAGAAGAACTTGGTGCAGCGGGGTATCGTGAATTTCCATTACCAGCTGCCCCAGTAGAATCTAATTCTATAAAATAACCCGTACCTAAACTTAATAATGAACTATGAAATACGGGCCAAGATTCTGTTGTGCTTCTTACTTTTGCAATTATCATATTTGGTGTAACACCCAAACCATGACCTACAGTAGAACTTGCTGTTCCATTACCTGTGTAAGTAACAACACTAAATCCAGCAGTAGCATTAACGCTTACTGTTGATGTAATAGAGCCACTTGTATTGGATGATGTAGTGCCTTGACCAGCTTGCCATTGCCAGCCTACATAGGTTTGAGAGCTTTCATTTGTTTTTCCATCAGCACCGACAGAAAATCCATTTGTATTAAATGATGTTAAAGCAACTTGTCCAGTCGATTCTGCGGCGGTTGAATCGCTAAGTAAGATACTACCAGCACCTCTTACTGAATCACTTAAAGTATTAGATGAAGTGCTAGAACGCTCTTTAATCCAAACCAAATCAGGTTTAAATCCAGCAGTATTAACAATAGATTGTGTTGAACTGTTACCAGTAAAGGTAGTAGCATCCATTACTGTATTACCTTTAACAATAGTGCTAGTAGGTAAGTTAAAAGTATTGAGTGCTACAAAGCCTGTTGGTGGTGTATAGGTAAATGGTTGTTGTCCAAAGTTAGCAGAAAAAGTTGCACTTGTAGCACCTGAAGAGGCTTGCAACACAAAGGTATAGCCCTCAGTAGATGATGAAAAAGTAATTGCACCTTGACTTGTGTTGTTTTTATAAAAAGTAACTTGGCTTGAATCAAAATTAACCGCTATTCCAAGAACATCCCCAGCAGTATAAGTTACACCATAACTTGAGTTTGTGCCATCAACATATTTAGTACCATCATTTGCGTAATAACCAACACCAGATGAAAATAAATTAAAGCTACTATTTACTTTTCCAATACCAATAATAAATTCACGATTAGAAGCAGAGTTAATAATTACTTCTGCATAGAATTTACCAGTCGTCATTGCCATTGTTGCAACAGTTTTGGTATTACCCATTGAATAGTTTAGGTTTCCACCTGACAATGTTCCACCACTATTTAATGGATTCAACACACAATAATTAGCTGCAGCTGCACTTGTCAATGTAGGTACATCATTCATTGAATCGTAAGTAGTGCCAGCGGTTAAGCTAATGTTATTTACTGTCCAAGTATTACTGTTACCTGAGAAGTCATTACCTAATGTGCTTGTGCTAGTAGTGTTGGTAAATGGCAAATAGAAACCATTAGTTCCATAAGTACCCGTGTATTTAGCTGGTTGCCATACACCTGTTAATGCGTTTGTAGAACCAAATGAAGATGAGTCTAAACTTTGACCATCAATATAATAAAAATCTGTTAAATAACCATCATAATATTCAGCATTGGTAGTATCACCACCAATTTGTTTTCCAGTTGTGTCAGTTAAACGATTTGTAGTTGATGGAGTGTTGTATGCAGAACCTGTAAATGTTTGTTGAACACCATTAACATATAACGCTAATTCAACACCACCGTAAGAATTTCCACTTGAGCTTGCAAAACCTTTGACTACAATATGATACCAAGCAGATAGGTCTCGAAATACCATAGTTGAAGCCCAACCATAGTTTGCACCAACACTATTAAATAATTGGCAATTAAAAGTATTACCACCACCAAATACAAGTGTACCATTGGCATTTGAAGCTCCACTATGGTAAACATTGTTGTAACCTAATGCTCCACGCTTAGTCCAAAAGCTAAATGTAAATGAAGTTGAACTACCACTACTAGCTGGAGTGCGATTTAAATAAGCAGAAGCACTAGCTCTAAACCTTAAAGATTTAGTTAGGTTGTAGCCATCATCTCCAGTAAGGAGTAGATTCTGTCTAATCATTTAACATCAGCCACTAAGCGAGCAGTAATTCTGGTTGTGGATTCTACATAGTAGGCTAAGACATCCACAGCAGATGCAGTTGTAGTTAGAGTTGGAGCAGTACCACCGGGGAATTTAAAGTAAGAACCGTAAGCTAGTGTGCGTGAGCCAGTACCATCTTGAGTAATAACAATAACACCAGACTGACCAGCAGTTAAGTTAGTTGGATTAGCTAGAGTACGATTACCACCTAAAGTAACAGAGAAGTTATTAGCGTTGTTAAAGTTAGGGGTGATTGTTGCACCGTCAGTGAGTGCAGTGATAGTGCCACGCTGTGCTACTGTAAAGTTTTGATTTACATTAAGAAAAGCATTGTTTGCATCATAGGCTTGGACATCTGTGCCAATGACTAAACCTAGATTTGTCCTAGCATTAGCTGCTGTAGATGCACCAGTACCGCCATCAGCTACAGCTAAGTCGGTGATACCAGTAACCGAACCACCAGAGATAGTTTTATTGGTAAGTGTCTCAGTACCCGCTAAAGTGGCAAAGTCACCATCCGTTAAAGCAGTGTTAAACTGTGCTGTAGTTCCAGACACAGTATTAGAACCAAGAGCAACTGTCTTGTTTGTGAGTGTTTGTGTAGCAGTATTTGTTGTTGCAGTATCTGAACCAACTACTAAAGCACCGCTAACAGTAATGTTTACAGCAGTAGCTGTACCAGTTAGTGCAGGGGATGCTAAATCAGCCTTAGTCTGAATGGCTGTAGCAATGTTGCTATATTCTGTATCATGCTCAGAACCACGAATAATCTTTAAAGAATTACCACTAGATAAACTATCTTTAGCAGTAAAGTTAGTCGTTTTTGTATAATTACTCACGATTACTCCTCAGCAGTAGTTTTCTTGGTAGTCTTCTTTGTTACAGTCTTTTCTTCTTCTTTAGTTTCTTCTTTAACTTCCTGATAAGCAGGGTTATCACGAGTAGTAACAATATCTACTTCGTGTTCGAAAGAAATAATATTGCCAGAAATAATACATTTAAATTGAACCATTTATATCTCCACAGTTTATTTTAATACTTTTGGTAAAGCACTAAAGTAAACTGCCCCAGCAGTTTCTACCGGGGCAGAACCTATCTAATAGGTATTAAGCTGGAACAATCAAAGCAACAGTGCTGTAATCACGCAACTCAGCTACACCGTAAAGTGTATCTGCAGTGAACAATGTACCGAGGTACTCTTGTTTGTACTGAGTCTGTGAACGAACACCCATCTGCTCAACGAGTACCAAACCATCTTTGTGACCCATTAAGCAAGCACGAGCTGCAGTAGAACCAGAAGTTGTGTCAGCATTAGAAGACACAAATACAGGCATACCATACAAGTTACCGATTTCACCATTGCGGATGGTGTTGGAAGAACCAACTTCACCAACAAATGCTTGCTCAGTGTAACGAGCCAAGCCCATCAATGTGTTACGGCTTGATGGTGGGATGATGAAATAACGACCATCCATTGGAACATCGCTGTCATCCAAACGCTGGATAGCACGACGGATACCAGCATCAGTCAATGCAGAAGCGTTGTTTGAAGCAGCAACATACAATGTAGAACCATCACCACCAATGTAACCCTTAGTGTACGCTGCAGTATTAGCACCAGATTGAGCAATACGACCTAGTTGGATGATGTTAGTGTCAACTTGTTTAGCCAAAGCGTAACCAGCGTCGTCTGTGTAGAACTGACGCAGTGAAGACAATGCTTGAGCTTCAACGATGTCCTCAATCAAACGGCTATATTCATAGTGTTTGTCGATAGATACTGTTACTTCTGACTCAGTTGCAGCAATCAAAGTTACTTGAGTTGATGCAGACTTAGCAGATGCTGAACCACGAGTTGGAACAGGGATATGAACTGTATCGCCTTTCTTACCTTTGAAAGACATCTTCTTGATAAGATTAGCTGCTACGAGTGATTTTTTGTAAGCAGCGGCAATCTCGTCACTCCAGATTTCTGGGATGAATGTTGCTGCTGTTGTGACCGTTACATGGTCTGTACCTAGTGCCATAATATATTTCCTTTAAATTATAAATTTTAAAATTACTTGACTCGTCCTTGGGCATAAGCACTCATGATTTCATCTTGAAGTGCCATGTACCTGTCAGGGTCTGTCATTCTCAGTTTAATAAGGTCTGCCCTTCGATAAACCTTTTTACTAGACTCACCAGTACCACCTACATCAACAGTTGCTGCTTTCATTGCTGCATCTTGAGCTTTAGCTTCTACAGCGTCTGTTTTCTGAACTTGTTGTGTCTGACGAATTTGTTTAATCTCTTTGTAAGTAGATAACAACTCATTAGCACTATCAAAATCATATTCAGCGTCTGCTTTAGCAAACATATTCAATCGAATAGGGGAAGCCTTAACCCAATCTTGGAAACCTGTATCTTGTACAATTGTTCCAAAATCAGGATGTTTAGCCGACAGTTGTGCTGCCGTCTTATTCTTCCTTAATTCCATTGCTGTGTTTTTAGCTTCAATTACAGCAGGGTGCTTCTCAACTGCTCTTGCAACTGCCCGGTTAGGGTCTACAAAAAAGTCTTCTTCAAGCGATTCTTCAATTGGGGTAGCGATTGGTTTGTTGGAATCGAGTTGCTGTTTTAATAACTGGTCTGCCAAACTCCGAACTTCATGCACCTCATTTGCTTGTCTGCCAATGAGCTTTTCAGCTTCTTGGTGCATCTTAGCAATATCTATAGCAGATTTACCTCTGTACTTCTCTGGTAACTCTTCTACAGGTGCGTTTACTTCTGGGGTTGCTTCTGGTACACTAGAAGTCTCATCAGTAATATTATCGGCTGTTTGGTTTTGGTTATCTAACAGTTCGTTATCATCAATCAATTGTGCTGCCATTTTTAAAGTCTCCTGTCACCGTATCAAGTGATTTTAGGATTTATAATCTAAGGCTCTTTCGAGGTGTCTTAGGCTTGGTTCTGCTTCTGCTCTTGTTTCAGCTTCTCAGCTCTGTTTCTAGCCCACTTGTCTGCTGCACCGACAAAAATGCCAGAGTAGGGTTCAAGTTTGATATTAGGAGTTGAAATCTGTTTTAAAGCAGGTTTACTACAAGTTTTACACGATACTTCTGTCACCTCATAACTAACAAAGTGTTCGTGTAAGTGTCCTTCTTGACAGAGGTAATCAAATAACCTACGAGACATTTACTGAGTCTCCCGACATGAGCTGCTCGTAGGACTGTTCAGAACTACCTTTAAGGCTTAGAATCCACTGAAGGATGTCAAGTTGTCCTTTTTTAAGGTTTAATTCTGATTCATTTTGGATTGGTAAAACATTATTCAAAGCGTCAAACATTGCCTGAGCGTCTTCAATAAGGTCTTTCCAACCATCGGTAGCCATCATCGAGAATCTTGCCTCGTAATAGGCTTGTAGTTTTTCATCCATTCTTTATCCTTTTGGAGAATGTTAGTTAGCGCTTACTTACTTATATAGCCGTATTTTACCACAACTTTATAAAAAAGTCAAGCTATTTTTTAACTAATTAGAATGTATACCACTGAGTAGTGGTGGTAGCCATTAACTCAATTGTTGAGCCAGCAGCTAAGGTAAATGCAGCATTAGCCGCTAAAGCATTAATCGTACCGCCTGTGGCTGGATAGATGCTTAAAGTATCAGCACTATCTGAGTTTCTAACTAGAATACGCATACCAGCTACCGCAGTTGGCAGCCTTACTCCAGCAGCCGCAGCCGTTACTACAGTTACATTATTAATATTAGAAACTAGTCCAGTAGCCGTTCCCTGTGTAGTACCAGCCGCACTTACTGCGGCAGTAATACTATCAATTACTAATCCGTTTAGGGTAGTTGTACTAGTTGCTCCTGATACCGCAGAACCAATGTTAATAGTAGTAGTAGAGCCTGATAATCCAGCCGTACCAATGTTTAATGTTTTGGTAGAACCAGATGCAGTTGCGCCAGCTTGGATATTGGTGGTTTGGCTTACTGTGGATTTCCCTACAGTTATTGTTCCAGTTCCGTTAGTAGCACCAGCAGTCCATGTTCCTGTTGTTTGTGAAGTTCCTAAAGAAATAGTGCCAGTAGTTGTAGAAAAAGTAATATTACTAGATGCAGTAAGGGTGCTTCCTGCGGTAATGGTGCCCTGTACAGTTAATGCACCATCTACATAAGCATTAGACTGTACTGCTAAGTTACCTTGTACCCTAGCGTTGCTAGTCGTATTAAATACATCGGTTACTGCACTTATTGAGTTAGTTGCGGTGTTGTATTGAAATACTGTGTCATTGGTTGTCCCAACCAAATAAACACGATTATTAGCACTAGAATCAATAAACAATCCACTTGGGCCAGTATCTTCAAAACCAACATGAAACGAATTTTGAAATACTGCGGTAGAAACATTAAATGCAGTTCCAAGAGCATATTGGGTAATATCGTCACCAGCTGAGCCAAGAATCCACATGGTTAAACCATCAGCACTTAGGTTTACTTGGTTTGGTGTTCCTTCTTGGGTCTGTACGCTGAATGAAATACTTGCGTAGGATGCAGTTGATACATCCCAAGCCGTTCCTAGTGTGTATTGAAATACTGTGTCAGAACTTGTTCCAATAACATACATTACTGTGCCGTCAGGCTTAAACCAAAGACCAGTTGGTGTAGTTTCTTGTGAGGTTACGCTAAATGATTTAGATGCGTAAGATGCAGTTGAAATATTAAAAGCAGAAGATAGAGTGTATTGAAATACAGTATCGTTAGTTTGCCCTAAGATAAACATGGACAAACCATCAGGTTTAAAGAATATATCGTTTGGTGCAGTATCCTGTGCCGCAGTAGAAAACAATCTTACAAAAGTAGCTGTGGATATATTCCAAGCGGTTGATAGTGTGTATTGATTTACATCATCACCAGTAGAGCCATTTACATACATATTTAATCCATCAGGACTAAGGAATATTCCATTAGGGGAAGATTCTTCAGCACTAATAGACTTACTTATACCTGAGTAATTCCAACCAGTAATGCCTGTGTTTGGGGCTATTTGTGCATCTGTTTCGCTAGTAATAATGTCTAATGAAGCAAGCGTAGCTGTTCCACCAGTAATGGCTACTGCGTTGGCATTTTGGGTAGACATTGTGCCAAGACCCGTAATGTCTGTGCTTGGT